GTGTTCAGCACCATATGACGAATCAGGGACTCGTCGGTGTAGTCCAAGTCCCGTTGTGCAAACAGGGACGACATAATCACTTGGCTGTTGTCTACGAGAATCATAGTGTCTTTAGCAACAAGCAGTGCTTGTTGATCCTTCCTGTTGGAGCCGCAGTCTTGGTCTTGGCATCTTCAAGTGCCTTGAGTAGTCCTGCTGTTTTCTTCAACCACTCTTCCCACTTACGCACAGTTTTTTCATATGACTTGGCGGTGTCCCATCCTGTAATGGTAGACCCCTTGACACTCAACCCTGCTTTGGGTTCAGCGGCAATGAATACTGTAGCCTTGTGGTTCTTGGTGTTGAACACGAGCAGTCCTTGAGCACCAATAATACCACGAGGATCAACAGACTGCAAGCCGCTCTCGCTCTTTTGGCAATACTTTAAACGCTTCACCAATTTTTCAGGGTTCACCTTGCGGGGCTTGCGTGGCTTACGGGTGGCACTCATGCCACCAATTTTTGAATCCACAGCCGCCACCGCTTCGTTGAATATTTCAAGTAACCGCTTCTGTGCAGGTCTTTTCAAATATGAATACCCCTCAACCAGATCGGGATCAGTCTTGGAGTACGCGGCTTGCATTTCCTGTGCAACAGTTTGCAGCCTTTCTTTGACAATGAGTGCCGTTGGGCGGGTCATGGTCTTGGAAGCGATCCACGGGGCTATAGACGGCTTATACCGCTTGCTGCCAACCCCTGCGAACGCTTCGTCAATCAGGGGTTCTAGTTCCACAAGGGTGTCGTTAGCCTTGGCGCGAAGGCGGTCTTGAATATTTGGAGCGTCCTCGTCCGCAGGTGCCGCTGCACGGGCTTCTGTCAACAGGTCAGTAATGTATTTTTGAATTGTCTCTGCCTGTTCAGATGTCCACTGGTAGCCACGAGACTCCATGCGGCAGTACGGGCACACCAAGCGTAGGGTTCCCTTGGACACACGAGACACCATTTTGGCATCGTCTTTGCGTCCCTTGCTCTTGAACCACTCGCTGATCCACTCCCGTGCATCAGATGGCGAGAAAGACTGTCTGTAGAAATACATGCCACGATCCAGTGCTTTGGCACGGACTTCGTCGCTTGCAAAGTCTTCAGGAGTAAACAGCGGTTCGTCTCCGCCGTTCAGGATTCGCTGTACTCGTTCTTTGGATAGTTTCTTGCTCATGGTGTGCATAGACGGCTAAAGTTGTTCACCTTCTTGAATGTAACTATGTTGGCAAATTTGTCAAGCAGTTGGTCAGATTTATGACTAATTACGAATACATTATTTGCTGCACCCATATTTTGGAGAATCTTTATCACTTCTTCTGTGCCTACTCCGTCCAAAGACGAATCAAATACTTCATCCAAAATAAGCAGATTGGTGTTGGCTGAATTCTTCATTTTGGCAATATCACGCCACGCCAACAGGAGCGACACATCTATTCGTAGTTTCTCGCCTTCACTAAAGTTTTCGTAGGAGAACTCGTCGCGGTGGCGGCTCTTGATGATTTCCACAAAGTCCTCGTTCAGCGTGAACTGTGCAAAGAAATCCATAGACACCAAGTACTTGTTGATAATTTTATTCAGGGCAGGAATGTACTTCTTGATAATCTTACGCTTGATGCCGCTGTCCTTGAGCAGCATGGTGGCAATCTCCATTGTGTGGAGGTCTTCCACTACACCCTTACGCTCGTCTTCTTTTTCACTCTGTTGCTTGTGGATTTCTTCAAGGGCTGTACGCTCGGTAACAATACTATCACGCTCCGCAATCGTCTTTGTTTGCAGATCGCGTAACTGCTTGATGTACTTTTTAGACGCGGCAATAGCGGAATCAGTTTTAGCAACCTCTGTTTGTTTAGCACTCATTTTGTGAGACTCACTAACCAATTCTTCTAATGCAGTCTTCTCCTTGGTTATCAAGTCTTCAAGTTTGGCAATAGCCGCTTCTAGTTCAGTCTGACGAGCCTGTTTCTTGGAAATCATGTCATCGCGGAACGACTGGGGCAGATCGTGCTTGCACACAGGGCAGTCTTCGTTCTTGCGATAGAAATCACTTTCTTCCTGTGCCTTCTTGATTCCGCTGCTCATTTGCTTTTTCAAAGCAGTATACTGATTTAAAGAGTCTCGCTTGGCTTCAATTGCAGCAGCGTCCGCAGTCATGGACGCAATGTCTGCTTGTAGGGCATCACGCTTTTGTAGCAGCCCGTCCATCGCGGCTTGCTCTTCTGCTTCTTGTGCCCGATACGATTGGAGTTGAGAATCAGACTTCTGCTCAATTTTTGAGATCAAATCCTTCTTGTGCTCACTCTTGAGTTTCAGGGTGGATATTTCAGTCTCCACGCCTCTTAGAGTTTCCTTTGCGTCCTGTAGCCGCGACTTTAGTACATCGTTCATCTTGGAGAACACATCAATATCCAACAGGTTTTCCACGATGCCTCGGCGGTCGCCTGCGGGTAAACGCATGAACGGCACATAGTTGGTGGAACCCAAAATCACTACCTGACAAAAAGTCTTGTAGTTCATCTTGAGAACTTGGGATTCAAGAATTGCCTGATAGTCCTTGGCATTAGCAGTCTGTTCCACAGGCTTGCCGTTTAGTTCCATAGTGAATACTTTGGGAGCCAGCCCACGAGTCACTTTGTAAGAGTTGCCGTTCACATTAAATTCTATCTCTACAAGACAGTCCTTGCCGTTAATGGAATTTACAAGTTGTGGCAGGTTGACACCACGATACGGCTTTCCGTACAGCACAAAGGTCAAAGCATCCAACAGGGTGGTTTTGCCTGCACCGTTTTCACCACAGATCAGCGTGGTTGGATGCTTGTCCAACTTTACCTCTGTGAAAGTGTTGCCTGTGCTTAACAGGTTCTTCCATCGAATTTTAGTGAACTGAATCATTGCTGTTTAGTGTTTTCCAGTGCTTGTGTTTCGGTATACAATTCACGCAGCAGAGTCTTGAGACGAGAGGTGTCCACATTCTGTAGACCGTCAATCTCACGATTTATAATCGTAATAGTGTCCTCTGTCAAGTCCACCTTTTCTTCTTCAGCCGTTGACGGTGCCAAGTCTTCAATAATCGTAACTGTATGTGGCTGATGTGCGTATAGGGAGTCAACGAATTTCTCAAACAGATACGGCTTGGTCTTGGTTTCCACAACTACCCGAACATATTTGCTTTTGACTCGTGCTTCTTCCACTTGGATAGGAGTGGCAGGATCGGCATCGGTGTCGTTGTATCGTAGTTGTGTAAAGATGGTATACGGATTAGGAATAAACTCCAAGTCGCCCGTATCGGTGTCTAGTACATGGAATCCCTTTTTGTCACCGTAATCGTTCATAGTGATCTGATACGGGCATCCCAAATAATGAACATTTCCACGGCTGTGACGAGTATGAAAGTGTCCTGTGTATACTGCGGAGTATCGCTTAAACAGATCAGAACTCATGCCTCCCGAAAACGGAGTGTTACGCAATACCTGATAGCCGTCTAGTTCCAAATGCCCACACAAAATATCTGTGGGTGCAGTTTTGATGAAATCCAATGCTTCGGCTTCGTTTTCCTTGTTGATCCACGGCAACAAGGCTAGCGGTCGGCGGTCAAATTCCACAACCTGTGGCTTTTCGTATACCACGAACCGATCTGAAAACAGTTCCCGTAGAGAATTTACGCTGCTAGTGTTCTTGTAAAAAATATCGTGATTGCCAAGAAGTACATGGAATTCCGCACCCGTCTTTTCTAATCGCTTCACAAAGCCTTCGCGCACCGCATTCAGGGTTGAGAAGTTCACAAACTTGCGACGATCCAAAAAGTCGCCAAGGTGCAGAATAGCAGACGGCTGATGCGTTTCCACCCACGGGAAAAACACGCGGTCAAAAAACCGCATGAAGTGCTCCATGAATACAGGAGAATCGTTTCGTGCCCCAAAATGGGTATCAGTAATAATTGGCAGTTTCACTTCTTGCCTTTAACCTTTTTCTTTTTCTTGGGCTTCTCTGCTGCTGCCTCTGGTTCTTTCTTCTTTTCAAAATTCTGAATGTCTGTTTCAGTCAGCACCGAAGGCTTGTTTTCTTCACCGCCCAAGTAGTTTTCGCGGAACCACTTCTTTAAAGTGGAATCCACATCTGAATTTTCTATCTTCTTGAGTTTAATATACGCTTGCTTCTTTTCCTTGGATATTCGTCGGAGGAAAGCGTAGTAAATGATCTGTGTAAAATACGAGAACGGATTCTTGGACTTGCGTGGATTGAAATTATATGCGTACAGCAGACAATTTTCAATTCCGTCCGAGATCATCTCGTCACGATACGGATAGTTTATAAAATTAGGCTTGCGAGACAACCGATCAGCGATTGCCATGAAGCACTCGCCAATATAAGAAGTGACGGGCGGGTGAGGCTTGCCTTCCTTGTTGGCGGCATTCACAAGAGTCTTCCACGCCTTCATCTCTTCAAAAAATCGTTTGTTGTCAATATAGTGATCGGTTTTCTTGCCCATAATGTCCTTTCATGGCGAATAGTATCACACACTCACGGTTTGTCAAGCACCGTCTTGCTGGTTTTCTCCAGTAAGACCTGCAACATAATCTTTCAAAAATGGCGACCAGTCATCAATCTTGTTGCCGTAGTCGGAACTCTTTGAGCGGTCATCCGTAGGCGGCTTCCACTCGCTTTTGTTTTTGGACGGCTTTTGCTTCTTTGGGGCAACAGGCTTCTTTTTCTTGGGCTTCATCATGGGGTCCATCATTTCAATGTCCATGAAGTCTTCCATGCACTCTTTCATGTAATCCATTATTCCGTTTTCAATCCACTCGTTCAGAATATCGTTTGGAATTGAAAAACTAAACAAGATGCCATTTTGTCGTGGCGGGAACAGAGAAGGAAACGGAGGCAGTTTGCTTTTGTCTTTTGGTGGCTTGGGCGCGTTTGCGTCTTCTGGAAAATGTGTCTTTGTCTCTTCGTCTAGTTTGGGTATGCCCATAGACTCTAACAGAGAATCAAGTTTCTTTAATTCTTCTTCTGTTGGCGGTGGGATAACAGGATCAACATCTGGTTCAATTCCACCTGTTCCGCTAGCCTTGAATTGGTCTTGTGCGTCTGATTGGGTGGAATATAGCCTTTCCATATCAGGATCAGGGGTCAGTTCCAACAACACAAACGCTCGTGGGATATCCACCTGTAATTCCACAGCACCCCCAAGCCAATCAGTGAAATATAGCACACTTTTCTTCACACCAGTAAACGGATCAGCCACCACAGAGTAATTGATTCGCATGGGGCGTTCCAGTGTGAATTTGCCGCGAGGACGGGCAGCAATCTTGGCAATGATTTCTTCACCGCTACGCAGTTTAAACACTCGGAGTTTTGACTTCTTGCCTCTCATGTCTGTTTACCTCCTATGTCTATCTTGACTACCTTATGCGTAAACCCTTCTGATTCGTAAATCTTCAAACGCTCGCCCATGTGTCGCATTGTGTGATTTATCCACGATTTCCAAGAAAGGTCATCCCCGATATCAAATAGTCTAGCAGTGGACTTGTGTTCGGAGACTCGTAACTGCCTACCAATGCTCTGCAATACTCGTATTCGGGACTTTGAGGGAGAAGCAAACACAATATTGTTGAGTCTGCGTATGGAGATGCCTGTGCTGAATGTTCCATAGGATGCGACGATTACTGCGTCTGACTCCTGTTCCACAATCTTGCGTATCTCTTCTCGCTCGCCCGCTTCAGTTCCTCCGTATACAAAGAAAACTTTACGAGTGGAGCCTACACGCTCGCTCACTAACTTATGTAGTTCTGCACCGTGTCCTTCAACGAATTGAAATAATACAAGTGTGTTGCCTTTTAATCGCTGACACATATCTGCAATAAAAGCATTGCGCCTTGGTGACGAAATGATCCACTTGATCTCGTCTTGGTATTTTGCTTTCTTGACTGCTTGACGATCTTCAAGCGGATAGTTCAGAACAAGACAATCAATTTTCAGATCGCTCAGGATTTTCTTGTCCATGAGTTCTTTGGTTTTGGTGACTTCGTATGCACGACCAAACAGCCCCTCAAGCACAAGGCGATGGGTCTGTGTACCGTCTAGTGTGCCTGTGGTGCCTACACGGAACGGGCAAGTCTTTAATTTGGTCATAATAGAAGTAAGAGACTTGGCTTTGAACAGGTGAGCCTCGTCACCAATCACCGCACCAAACTGCGAGAAATACTTTTCAGGCTGCTTGAACACACTTTGCCATGTAGAAATCACCACACGCTTGTCTGTGGTTTTGCTTGCGCCTGCAAGAATCTTGTGGCAGTTTTCCCATACTTTCCACCCGTTGTCGTGCGAATAATCAACAAAATCAGAGTACATCTGTTCCACGAGCGAAACTGTTGGAACAATAATCAGCACTTTCTTGCCTTTTGGAATCTTGTCCAAATAGTAGCGGATAAGTGAATAGATGATTAGGCTCTTGCCACTGCCTGTAGGAGACAGCAGCAGGCACCGTTCTTTTTCAATAGCGTGTTGTACTGCATTTATTTGGTGATCGTGAGCCTTTGCTTTTTCTTCATTCACACATACCTGTAAGAAATCCTCTATGAATTTTCTTACAGCATCAGGAGTGGTTTTTACCTGATTGGTTGTGGGCATAGTGATGGAGTAACCACGCTCTGCCGCAAATTTTTCAATGTAATCAGACAGCCCGCCGTATATCTGCTGATTGTGGATATTGTACAGGCGAATCTCGCCATTCCACATCTTACTGCGATACGCAGGCATAAACTTGTATCCAGGAACCTTGAATGTGAAATAGTCTGCCAATTCTTTGGCAACACCGCGTTCGCATTGAACGCGAAGCCATACAGAATCAACAATACTCACATCAAGATCAATCATTATTTCAATACTTCTGCTGTTAGCGTTTCTCCGCTGAAGCGGATGCTTTCTTTACTGCCTAGATCGCCACTCCATCCCACAAGGTCTATGCCAGAGTCACGCATCATTTGCAGCCCTGCACGAACAGACGGCTCCCACTTGGGAGCGGTTCGCTCGACCAGTCTGCGTAGAGTTACAACTCGTCGTATACCAAATTCCACAATGGCACGAGAGCACTCTGCACACGCTGCCCATGTGCAGTACAGGTGGAGTCCGTCTGTTGGCAATTTGTTTTGCAAGGCTTTGAAAATCACGGAACGCTCGGCGTGTTCTGTGCAGTAATTCTTGGATTCTACTGCTAGGTTGTCGCCTGTTAGCCGAACTCGTTGTGGAATCTTGTTCCAAGAAGACAAAACTATGCCTGTACCCCCTGAAAGCACAAGAGCAGCACCCACCTGTGTGCGTGGATCTGTGGAATGCTTGGCAGCAACCCCCCACACATCCTGTAGGTACATGCGGTCAATCCACCAATTGCTCATGTCTTCACGAAGCAGATTACTGTCCATTAACAAACTTTCTCCACTCAATAGCATTACGAATCTTCCAATGGCGATTGTTCAACTCCTTGACAATTTCTTCAAGTAGTCCAATCTTTTCCTTTTGGTAGTACACCTTTTGCCGCGTCTTGACAATATCAGGGTCAGCGTTCAGGTACATATCCAAATCGTTGCGGAGAATCTTTAGAGCGAACGGCTCCCATCCTCGCTTCTGCAATTCTTCTTCACTCATCTTACCCGTGTAGTACTCCCACTTGTCACGAAGAGCCACAGCCACATCGTTTTCGTAACGAGCCAAACATAGCCGCTCTTCCATTAGGAAGTTCAGGTACTTATTGTGGAGTTGAGGAATGCGTAGCGACTCGGCATCCAACGCCGAATCGTCAATACGGGTGTCCCGTTCCAACTCCTTGCGAATGTCGTCTAGGGTCATAAACAAATCTCCATCGGAGGAGTATACACGCGATTCAATAGATGTCAAGCGGGAATGTTTATCTAAAATATTAGAGAACCTGTATATCAAAACTGCGATACTTGAAAGTACAGTTTGCAATAAACGGCTCGGGGTCAATTACAGTTGAACTAAAATCAACGGAAGACAGTATGCGTGGATAGATGTCGTGAAAGGTTATGTTCAGTTTAGGGTTCTTTGTAGAATTCAGGATCACAAGGTTGGCTGTGGTTACATGAGTATTTGACGGCTTGAACTCTTGATAGTCTTCCACATTTGTCATTGACCGTAGCCAATTGAATATTTCAAGGTAGTTGCCCATGTTTTCGTCAATCACAAATCCTAGATTGAGTTCATCAAAATCTAGTTTGGACGGGCGGGATATCTGCTGAAACGGAGTGGGCATTATGACTTCGCTCATGGTCACGGTGGGTAGTGACACACTTTGGCAGAAATACGAAACCTTTGGCAGTTTGGCGATGCTGAACCGATAGTAGGTGGGTAGCAGCGGATTCATGTATTGAGGGTATCGGGACAGAATCCCTGCCTCAATTTCTGAAAGATTGAATGGTTCGCCTTTAGCCATGTGCTAGTATTTAGACACCAAAAGAAAAGGGGGAGAGGTTTGAGCCTCTCCCCCAAGTCTTTAGTTTACTTCAACTATTACGATGCAACGCCGTGTAGGTTGTCTACGCGGAAGATGCGGTAGTAAAGGTTGGTGCGTGGTGCTAGACGACCAGCACCAGAACTAACGCCTTCAGCGAAGGGGTTCGCAACCATGCCGTAGCGGGTCTTGAACGCAATCTTGGGCTGGAAGGTGCTGGTGTCAACTGCACGCATCATCTGTAGCGGGACATAAGGGCAGTAGAACAGACCCGCATCATACGGGCTGGTTCCCTTATAGCCGACGCAGACAAAGTTGCCGTTAGAAGCAGCAGTGCTGTCAGAGTACGGATCAATGTACACCTTGATCTTGCCATTGAGTGTACCAGCAAAGGTGTTGCCAGTGTCATCAACATCAAGGCTGACATTCAGTGCAGGGCTGATGTTGAGGAAACCGCCCATTGCGAGAGCACTTGCAACATCTGCCGAGCAGATGATGAAGTTGCCCTTGCCACGACGGGTATCCTTGGCAATCTTGTTGCACTCACGCTCAATCTGGAACATGAGTCCACGGAACTTCTCAGCACTCCAACGACCGTCAGAGTCCTGAATAAGATCGTATACGCCACCCACGCCACCTGCACCAGTGGTTAGACCACCACCAACAGCCTTGTAGTACAGGTCGGTCTGCTGTGCACCGAGTTTAGCAGTACGATAGACATTACGAACTACTTCGCGGTTGATTTCAGACAGAATTTCTGTGCTGAGAATGTTAGCGAGTTCGGTTTCAGCGTCTAGACCGTGAACAGCCTTGAGGTCTTGAGCGAGTTCTACGCTGTATGCAGCAGCGAGAGCGCGAGTGTTAGCCTGTACAGCCACACGCTCAATGCTGAAGCCCATTTCATTGGGAGTTACGCCTTCGCCATACGAAGTGCTCATACCGATACCTTGAGTTAGACCAGTATTGCTGGTTGGATCGCCAATGTTTGGATAACCAAGGAATGGATCAACGAATCCAAAGGTTCCACCTAGACCACCAGTTGCACCAGTTGCACCAGCACCACCAGTGTGACCACTGAAGTTCTGTGCAGCAGTGCCGCCTGCGAATGCAGAATCAGGCTCATTGAACAGGGCTTCTGCTCCGTGAGTGCTGCTGTCCTTGGTTGCGTACTTGCTACGCATGGCGAAGATTAGACCTGTGGGAGCAGACATAGCCTGAACGCCACAGATATCGTAAGCCATTAGGTTGGGCATGGCGCGACGAACCAACTGGATTAGAATTGGATCGTAGCCCTTGATGTTGCCTTCGCTGCCAACAACAGGCGACATACCAGTACCAGCAACATTGGCGGGACCTTCGGCTAGCATCTGCTGACGAACTGCTTGCTCCTGATTCTCTAGGAGGGTGGCAGTTACCGCACGGCGGTGCGGATCGGTGATCGCAGCCATGTCGGCGTGATCTAGAACGGGCTTCCACTTACGGAGAGCCTGTTCGGTTAGCATCTTGTTTTCCATCGTAGTGTCTCCTTTGGTTGTTTAACAGTCGGAATTGACTGGAAAGTGTTAAGAAAAAAGTGAAATTATTCCTTGCTCTTGCTCATGGACTTGAGGTAAGCCTCCATGAGCGGAGAAGCCTCTGTTTCGGAACCTTCCTCGTAAGACTCCTCAAGGGACTCCTCTTCGGTAGCGGTTTCGGTTACGGTTCCAAGTTTCTCAATGTTCTCGCGGAGAACAGCGAGTTTCTCGGCAAACTGCTCCACAGAATCAAATTCCACGCTCTCAGCGAGTTCGCGGAGTTTCTGAGTCTCGGTGTCAGTTAGACCTTCAGCCATTTCGCGGAACAGGAGTTCGCAACGGAGTTGTTCGCACTCTTCGTTGATCTCCATGTTCTTGGCAACCTGACCGTCTAGTTCACTCTTGAGGCTCTCGTAGTCCTCAACAGTGGACTCAAACAGATCAAGTTTCTCTTCGGGAATTTCAATGTACGACTCGGCAAACACGCCCTTGAGACGCTCAATGAATCCCTCAGCGATTTCGGTGCGAAGACCGTTGCTGACAGCCAAACGGTTCTCCTGCATCCACTCTTCCACCACATAGTTGAGGTACTCGTCAATACGCTCAACCATTTCTTCGGTGACGGCGAGGGTGTGCTCTTCTAGCAGAGTCTCATACTTGGCTTGAATCTCTTCCTCAATCTCGTTGGTACGAGACGCAAGGTGAGCCTCAAACAAGGTGGCGGCTTCAGTCTTGAAGTCTTCGCTGAGTTCCTTGCCAGCGAACAAGGTTTCAATGCTCTCCTTCATGGACGGCTTCTCTACCTTGCTACTGGCTGCGCTTGGCTTGGCCTTGATGGTGCCCATGTTCTTGCCAGCGTTAGCGTTGTGCGGCTCGGCAATCTTGGCACCCTTCTTGTTTACATCGTGGGTAATCTTGGTGTCAGAGTAGTCAGAAGCGGCTTCCTTCATGGACTTCTTGGACGGCTTCTCGTCTTCCTCTTCGTCCTCGTCTTCTTCCTCTTCGTCTTCTTCTTCCTCGGACTCCTCTTCGTCCTTGGCTTCGTCTAGGTCTTCCACTTCCTCCTCAACCACTTCCTGCTCGTAGCCCTCTTCCTCGGCTTCGGTAGCCTCGGTGGGTTCTTCGGTGGGTTCAGGGTTTTCCGCAAGGAAACCTTCGCCTAGAATTACCTTCTTGATGACATCTTCTATCTTTTCGTTAGCCATGACTGGAGTTCTCCTTTAGAATATATGTAGACGCTTCAGAGTCTTGAGATGAAGTCTTTGAACAGGTTCATTGCCTGCTCTTCTAGTTTGCGGGACGGGGTATTTTTGATTACCTTCTTGTACTGTTCAATAACTACAGGCTTGAGAACCCCATTATCCCAAATCCATTCCTTGCCTTCCATGATACCGTTCACAAACGCATTGGGTGCGGAGGGATCAGCCACCACATCCACTGCTGCAAGCATGAAGTCTTCTTGCACCACATTGACTCCATCCTGTTCCTTGAGGCTACCCATGCCACGGGACGAAACGCCTAGTTTGGCTCCTTCGTCAATCAGATTCTTTACAATCTTGCCGTAGGGGGTGTCCATGATCTTGGCTTCACCAATAATCTGCTTGCCGTCCACGGACAGATTCTTGATGATGTGCGACACGCGCTCTAGGTTCACGGTTGGGCCTTCGGGATGCCCAAGTTCACCCATAGCACGGTTCTGCTTTACATACTCGTTATTGTAGCGACCGATTTCCTTGTCCATAATAGCCCCAGGATACACGCGACCGTTACGGTTCTTGGTATCCGATTCCATGAATACACCCTTAATGAAATAATTCTTCTGACCGTTCTTTTCTTCGGTCAAGACTTGAATTTCACTCTGGGTTGTTTCGGTGATGAGTTTCATTAGTTGCCTTCAGCCTCTTCGTACATGGACGGCTTTTCGCTCTTGGTCTTCTTCTTCTTGGTTTCTTTCTTGTCTTCGCCGTCCTCGCCATCGCTGTAGATGCCCATCTTCTTGTCTTCGTTGAAAAGGGCTTCAGCAAGACCAACACGCTCTTCGTCTAGCAGGAGCGAAGCCTTGGCGTACAGGTTCTTGAAAACGCTTTCCTTAGCGTCCACATAGTTCTTCTCTAGCAGGGCTTTTACGATCTTCTTGTTGATGTCCATAGGTTCTCCTTGTCAGACCTTATTTATTTAGTATTCGCTGTATTTCTCGCCTATTAGAGAGGGTTGAAATATTATTCCTTGGGATTTCCAAACTCGTCCTCGTCCTCGTCGCCACCCACAATTTCACCAATTGTTACCTCGGGTTCTGGAGCAGAAGCAGCACCTTCAGGGGCAGCACCGCCCTCGGCAGAAGCACCACCAACCGCCTCAACTGGGGTCATTTGCCCTTCGGGAGACACAATCTTGCCCTCTGCCATTTCCTTCTTGATGGCATTGTCAATCTCTTCAATGTCTTCCGCAGTCTGCTTTAAAATATGCCGACGCACAAAATCGCGGGAGTAGTACTTGCCAACAAAGTCTTCTGCGTCTCGTGCAGACTGTAGACGGTCTTTGAGAATTTCGCTCTCTTTGAGTTCGCTGAAATGGGAGTCTTTGTTGAACTTGAACGCAATCTTGGGTTCAATGTCTTGCCACTCGTCTTCACGAATAATACCCTTAAGTACCAACTGGATACGGAGCAGATTCAAGAACACTTCCGAGAACTTCATGCGAAGTCGTTCCACAAACTTGAAGAATTTTACTTCATCGCGGCTAATTTCAGACGCACGACCAATGTTGAAGCCTGTGCTTTCCTCTAGGCGAGAAGTGGGTACATTAAGAGACTGGAACAGTTTCTTTTGGAAATACTTGACATCTTCCATTTCACCAAGATTCTGTCCACCCTGTAAAGTACTGACTTCTGTGCCCTTGCCGCCTTCACGACGAGGCATCCAAAAGTCTTCAAGCATGGACAGGTGCTTACGGGTATCGTTCATCTCACCTGTATTGGGATCGTACATGAGTTTGTTACGATACCGCTGCATGAGTCCACGCACATATTCTTCTGCTTTTTGCTTGGGTAGATTGCCCACATCCACATAGAAAATACGGCGTTCAGGAGCACGGGCTAGACGGTAAATGATTACCGCGTCCTCAATCATACGCAACTGATTGAGTGCCTTGATTGCCTTGTGTAGATAACCCACAATTTTCTTGCGACGAGAATCGTACAGTCCGCTGTGAATAAAGCAGATGGCATCAGGATTAATCTTAAGTCCATCCAGTGTCATGGTGGACGAAGCCTGATCTTGTTCGCTGTAGATGTAGAACTCTTCTATTTCAGAAACAAGATTTACACCAAGTGGAGCGTTTGCCATCTTGCCACCGCTGGTATTTGCGGTGAGTGGCTTCTTCTTTACTTTGCGAACCTTACGAATTCTGGTTGGATCAATTGGACGCAGTTCAAGAATGCCTTTCTTCTTGTTCTTCTCGTCAACAATAATATGGTAGTACAAACGGCTGTCTATGTACCACTTGCGAAACACTTCGTAGCCACGACGAGTAAAGTCTAAAAGATTTAGAACTTCGTGGAACTCGTCCTCAATCTTGTCCTTGATGCTCTTGTTTTGTTTGACTGCTGACACATCAATCTTTACAGCGTCTAGTGTGTCGTTGTAAACAATACTCTCGTTGCAAATATCTGCAATAGCACTTTCACACTCGGGGTGGAGTGCCATCTCACGATATTTGTAGATGAGTTCAATGTCAGACTTTACAGAGCCGTCAAAGTCAACATACGCTCCGAAATATCCACCCACTTCAATGGGAGTGGCTCCGTCATCGTAATCTGGGGGCACAAAAGAAACGGGCTTCTTGAGGAGTTCCTCCGCAGAAGCCGCGTCCTTGCCATCCTTTTTACCGATGCTAAAGCCGAACAGGTTGATAGCCATAATATAATTACCTTTTCAAAAGGGCTTCAGAAGCCCTGACCGAAGTTGATACCAAGACCTTGTAGTACGGCTCCTAGACCGCTGCCACCAGTAGCGGGAACTGCTGCCCCAGGAGCGGCTTCCCACCACGAGTAGTTTAGGGTTACGGGGAATTCAGCAATTTGGTCATTGTTCTCGTAAGACAGATCAATGCTGCCCACATCGCTGGGGAAGCAACCAATGAAATTGTAGGTACGCACAGCCTCACCGTCACGATGGAGTTGAGTAACCGACCAAGTGGGCATGAACTCCATGAAGTTACGGGGAGCGGTGTTGGCGGTGTGCTGATTGAAAATGGCACTCCAAGCCTCAAATGCCGAACGGAGAGCGAGGTTGGTATCAGAGATCACGGTGAGTGTCCAGTCTTGGAAAACTCTGTCCCCAGGAAGTTTGATGCGACGACCACGGTACGGAACTTCAATGGTTCCGATGGACGAGGCAGGAATCTGTGCAGCCTTTACCAAGAAAGAAATTGCTCGGTTGTCTGCGTACCCTGGAATTGACCCGTTGACCACGAATAGATTGGTACGAGCACCACCGCCAGCGAAGGCGTTTACGAACCCTGAAATATTGTTAGTTGGTTCTACTGGCATTAGGACTTACTCCTTTTCTCTCTTATCTATACGATCAGCCGCCAACTTCGCTGAAGTTTACGCCAGTCTTGGTGGCAATAAAGTTCAACTGGATAAAGTTGATGCTGCGGGTGGGCTTGACGAAGATATCTGCAACAAACTCGTTGCGGTCAATTATTTCGCCTGTGTTGTTGGTTTCATCGCACACCACCTTGAAGTCTGTGATGCCACGACGCTGCTGAACCGTCTTGAGGAACGGAACCACTAGATTCTTGAATTGAGCACGGGTGAACGCATCGTTCTGCTCAAACAGGAAGAACTTGCTAGCGGTGGCAATTGCCTTCTCAAGAATGATGAACAGGCGACGAACATTGATACGGTCAAACGCAGAAGGACGAGTCTGCATGGTCTTGTCGCCAAACAGAATTACGCCTTCTCCTGGGAATGAAACCACAGGGTTGATTTGACGGGTATACAGTTCGTCACGGTGGGCTTCGCTGGACGGGTTGTACGCCAACTTGACCACACTCTTGACCTGTCCACGGTTGAAGCCTGCGGGCGAGAACCACGCTTCATTGGTGAACTCGGTACGAGCCACTAGACCTGCAATATCAGCGTTGAGAGGCACTAGACGAACAAGGTTATTGTAAGTGTCTAGTTGATACTTCCAACCACTGTCAGCAACAGCGTATGAACTATTTACATTCAATGTGCTATCGCGGAAAGTCTTGATTGCACTAAGTGCTTCGTATGGCTGCTTGTTTTCGATGTCGGTCTGTGCAGGAGACACGAATGCCATGCAGTCGAGACGCTTCTCGCAAATCTGCTGAATAATGAGTTGTTCAAGAGTTGCAGAAGCGTTTCCTGTTGGAAGCAGAGACACATCAACGGTGTCTGCGTCTTGGAACAGGCTCCATCCACTAGACCAACGCTCGCTGTCGCTTGGTGCAACTGATGCAGCACCAGTCAATCCTAGAGAGTTGACTCCAGCACCAACAGCCGATGCGGTGCTTAGAGCAGGTCCAACTGCTGTTGAAAAAGTAGAAGACGCAGAAGTTGCTGTGTTACTATTCAACTCTTGAGAAAGTGCCCAAACATAATCAGACTGATCGTTGATTACGGTTCGGTAGTAGTTGCTGCTTCCGTCGTAATTACGGGCATCTGAAGCACGAGACAAGCCTTCAAACTTCTCCAAAAGATTGTTTGCGGTTCCTGTCCACTTTCCGTCCTTGTCAAACACTAGCACACTCACAAGATCGCCGTTTCCACCAGCATCACTTGCGTAATTGGTGGTTGTTGCGCCTGTAGACACATACTTGGCGTATGCACTTTTTAGATCGAAACTATTTCCAGCAGCCTGTGCTCTTGGAAGAATAGAAGACAGAAGCAGACGAACTCGTGGTAAACCACTTCCGTCTAAAGTGACTCCGCTGGTTACTCCGAAGAAGTCGCCATTGGTTGGAGTCAATGTAGTGAAAGTGGTGCTGGCGGTTGTTCCTCTTTGAACTCCACTGATTGTAACAGTAGTTCCGTCAGCAAAAACAACATCATCGCCCACAGCAAAATAACGAACTTGGCTCTGTCCTGTGGTGTGCATGTCTATGAAAGTAGCACCGAGAGAAGCAGCAGCAGCCAAAGACGCTCCAGTAATACCGTTTCCGCTTGTAAGCACAACCTTTATGCTGTTTCCAAGAACACCTGGATATTTGGATGCAAACAATACTCCGTTAGTTGCAGGAGTAGAAGCGGTAAGTCCAGCACTAGCACCAAAGTTAGTGGAATTGGTGATGTACAGATTGTTTACAGCAGTTGCACCTGCTTTTGTAACATTAGAATTGTAAGAACCACTACCCACAACACGCACAACCTGCATGCTGTTTCCGTACTGTAGGAAGTTGGCAGGTGTAAAGAAGTCCACATAGTTGTTATTGTCGGGCTTCTGGAAAATATTTGATAGTTCACGCTCGTTGGCAACAGTCACGATTTCGTTGACTGGTCCCCAGTGGAAATATCCTGCAAAACCGCCAGGTGTGGTTGCTACGGCGGGAACGATTGTGGTCAGGTCTACTTCTTTGATGCTTACGCCAGGGCTTACTCTAAATCCCATTGTGGTGTCTCCTTCGTCTGTGAAGCACGGGGTGTGGTGTCGTTACTTCTACTTGTATGTATTATTTGGATTTTTCCTGTGGCTACGCCACGAATCCTTATATTTAGCCCCGTCAGTCACCACCCCAATTCCAAGCCGTTCCGCTGCCGTCTGTGAACCCTGTGGGATCGCTACCGTCGTCTACGAAACCAAAAGGAGTCATTTCTTCTTCCAAATTTTTCATTTGGTCTTCGTACAGGTCTTTTCGGATGTCGCTGCCTGTAATATCTTTAAAATATGCTTGGGTTGTGAGCCATCCAAATAGCACTAGAGTCATTACCAAATCGTCATTATGATTGTCTTCGGCTTCAAAAGAATCGCCCCGTGCCACAAAAGTACACAACTCGTCCACCACACTAAAATCTTCCACTAGCAGTTTAGAGTCTTCAATCAGGTTTTTCAGAATGGCACAGCCTATACGCTTCACGGCTGTGGAGGTCTTTACTCCCTTCATAGCCGAGCCGCCACGCCCGAAGCCACCGTTCACAACCTGTCCCTTGCGTCCCTGCATCTGCACATAAATGATGTTGTCGTATTCCATGTCATCGTGTAGAATGTCTGCTACCTGCTGTCCAATATCGTTAATCTCCACAAGCACGAATGCGTTGTTGTACTGACGAGCCACAGGGTAGATGGCATTGGGATACAACATGGGGGCTAGTTGGTTGTTGCGGAATGTGGCTACCACCTTGTACGGTATCTGCGTTACATCCACCACAGTAAACGCATGGTAGTCTTGCCCAACTCCACGAGAGGTGTCTACCACAATCACATACTTGTGCCCTGCTTCGGGACGGGTGTACACACGCAAACCTTCGCTATTAAAATATTCAGGAGTGCGGTACGCCAAGCATTTTAGTTTTTCGGGGTGCACAAGGGTGTGTACCGAACCCAAGAACTCCGTTTCAAACTCTGTGCGAAACTGCTCTTCGGAGGTGTTGGAAATGGTTTGCTTTTTCCACTCTTCGTCACGACCTGGCACATCGCTCCAATGCACTTCGATTGGATAATACTCGTTCTTGCCTTCTTCTCCCGTTCGCTTGTTGGCGTTTACCCACAGGCGGTAGAACATGTTCAAGCCTTTGGGAGTGGACACAATAATAACTTTGGTTTCTTTACCGCTTGTAATGGTGGGATACACCGACGAGAAAAACTCTTCAGCCACATTCTGCGGCACATACGCAAACTCGTCCAACATGATGCAGTTGTACGAACCACCACGAACAGCGGACGATGAAGTGGCTGCTGCAAGCACTTTGGAGCCGTTTTCTAGTACAATTGAGCCTTTGTTCCACTCTACCACACCCTGCTGCAACCACACAGGCAGGTACTCGTAGGCTAGTTTCAAGCGTCCCAGCAGTTCACGGGCTGTGGCTAGTTTGTTAGCCAAGATTGCCACGCTCATGCTTTGGTTGAACAGGATATAGTGCAACAAGAACGAAATCATGGTTGTGGACTTACCGCTCTGACGGGGCATCTTGCAGATCACGAATCGGTTCTTGTGAACGGCTTCAATCATGTCCTCTTGGAACTCATACGGCTCAAACGGCACCAAGCCTTTGTCCAAAGACACAATCTTTACATAATTTTTGATGAAATACAGCGGGTCTTGAGAGCACCGCACATACTCTTCAATCTGCTTTTCTGAAAAGTTTATGTTTACGCCAGCCGCTTTAAGGTTGGCGTTTCCAAGATATTTTTGGCTTTTGTTCACGATTCATCCTCTACCTTTGCATCAATAAACGCTTTTGTACTGGAACGAGCAGAATTTATAATGTCTTGCAGATCACGAGTAGACCCCACATAAATGGCATTGTTTGTGGTGTGGTTGTTTGTGGTGTTGTTTTCAGTTTTGCGAATACCCTTGATCTTGTCATGGATATCTAGCAGATCACGATTGGTTTCTGAAAGGGTCTTTATCATTTGGGCTACCACTTCATACGCACGGGGCGAGTCGCCTTCTTGTGCCACGGCAATAACCCCATCCAAAGCGTTTTTGCCTGCTTCTACCAATTCACGAAGATTTTTACGAGCAGTCTCGTAATCGTGCTTCAGGTCTTTTTCAAGGTACTCGTCTGATAGAGGAGGAGTCTCTATCTTAACCATAGGCATGGGAGCAGACTGCACAATAGCCTGTGGCTCGCTCTCACCCGTGCTACCAACACCCAATACACTTTCAATATGCGAAAACCCATCACCCATAAAAACCTCTCAATCAACTAGGATACGGCGGTGCTGTGATCCCCATGTCTCCAAACCACTCAACTGTTACGCCCTGTGCAAGAGTAGAGCCGCTCTGATACTCGTAAATCTGGGTGTACGGGGTGTAGTTATACTTGCTGGAACTTGCACCGCTTGGTCCTGTTATACCTGTGAATATCTTGGTTGCCAATCCAGTAACACCTGCAAGTGTAGACCCTGCGGTGTAACTTGGAAAGTAATTGAAATCGTAAATCTTGGTATCGGTCTTGCGGATTTCCTTGTAACTGCGGACATTACCAAAGATGTACGACTTCATGGTGAAGTTCAGGGTGAAAATAATACTACGACGAGACTGGAAATCGCCTTCGTAGTCTTCTTCAGAACTCACAGAGTTCAGGTAGATGGGTACATCTACCTTTGTATTCACATCGTCAAAGTTAACAGTAGCCACAAATTCAGGAGCAAAGTACGGTAGTATTTGTTCAACAATTTGCAGCCCGTCGTCCATGTTTCGGGTGTACACATACAGCCCAAAGTCAATGTTGTACGGCACCTCTGCAAAGGTATACTTCATAGACGATGTTTGTGTATCACGAACCACATTTCGCTGCATGCTGTTTCGCTTACGGGCAGGATCGTATGCAAATCCTGTAATTTCAAATGCCATGCGTGGCAGGGTAATCTGCATGGGATTCTGTAGATACGGATCTCCTGCTAAACGCACCTTGTACTTTTCTTTGGGAGCGTATGCTAGGGGCACTTCAATGTATTCTGTGCCGTTACTAGTAGCACGAGAAATCTTGATTTGGTTGAATAAGGCACCAAATGCCACCACCATTCGCCTGATGGATTGGTTATAGAACTGCGTAAACATCAGTACAGTCCTTCACTAAACGGATCTTTCTCTGTGAAATCAAAGATGTTGTCACGATTGGCTTCCAAATCAAGGGCTTCGTTGTCTTGAATGTTTGCGTTAGTTGTGTGGATATTTGTATTGGTGATCTCTGTAATAGCAGTAGACGCATTACTGGTTCTGCCAACAACGGTATCACCTACTTCAAAATCACCTTTGGTCACATTTACGGTAATGTAATAGTTATTGTCTGCGGTATCCTCAACCTTGTCTACTCTGCCAACTGCATGTGGGTTTGCAGAATTACCAGCGTAAATTTCTTCGCCAACCGTGAATGCCTTTGCTGAACTACTAACCTTGAACAGTTTTTTATAAGTCGCTACAGCAGCCACCGCAGCGTCCATATCGCTTTCACCTGTATCAATCTCTTCTTGCGTGTACTTGAAGGATTCACAGTACAGTTTGAAAGAGTATCGTTGACCCAGCGGATAGAACGGGTTGTCGTGTTCCACATACTTGATTTCAAACAGATTATACGGATAATCAAAATAAATGATGTCGCCTTCACGGGGGCGACCCAAATCTCGGATTGCAGTATTGTGGCTCATTACTTCCAAGAACCTACGCTTGGACACAATGAAAGTGCAGTTCTCTCGGATATCTAAACCAAACCGAGTCATGTCACTTTCGCCATCAAATCCTTCAGCGTTTTCCATGTACATTTCTATACGGTTTGCGTCCTTGAACTTGGACACTTCTTCGCCAAGAATCTTGTCTTCTGTAACCGTTTCTCGTGGAATGTACACCATATCGTGACCGTGGATTTTGATAGCCTCGGTCGTGAGTGATTCTAGTAGGTTCTGCTCGCCTACATTGTTCCTACGAAAATACGGGTTTACTGCCATGCTTTATCCTGTAATAAAATCGGGTGGCAATTGGTACTTGCTCTGCACATCTTCTTCCAATTTTGCTATTTCTTCCATTGCTTCCTGATAGATTTTACCGCCGTTGAATGTGACATTTCCTGGGAGTGGCATACCCTCGTACTTAGACAGGTTTACTCCCCACTGCCGCTTGATAAGAGCAATAGTATACTTTTTCAGGTAGTTGTCGTTATAAATTTCGGTTGCGAGTTCGGGGTTATTGGCTGTGTACGCCTCAATCATAAGGAAAGTGCCTGCCTGCATATCGGTTGTGGTGGCATCAATAAACAGGCGGTTGTTTACTCGGTTGAAACGAATCTGTTTTTCAGGATCAAGCAACTGCTCCAACATCTCAATATACTGCATGGTAGACACATAGTAGTTCAGATTGGTCTGCCCTGTACGCAAACCGTAAAAGTCATTGAGTGCCAACTGGTAGCGGATGTTAAAGATATTATGGGTGGAGATGTTGAAGCCCATATGAAATATACGATTAATTGTCAGAATGGACGGATCAATGGGGGTGGTGTCTATAAATTTACGGTCGATGTCTTGTTGTGTTAGCGGATAGGTGTAGTACATCCGCATACCGCCATCGTGGTGCCACTTGGCAAAGTATTGTAGTGCTTCGTCAATGCGGTCTTCTACCTGTGAGTCTTCCACATTAACTTCAATCACAGGATGACCTAGTGCCCGTAGGCAGTAGTCTTTTAGTTGTTGACGGGATTGTGGGCTAGCCATGCAGTCTCCTTTTCAAGTATTTAGGAGCGTGGCGTTTTGCCTAGTCTCCGTTTTCAGCCTTTAGTCTTTCCACTAGTAAGGCTAGTTCAGGCTCGCGGGCACACCACCGATCACAACCCGCGTCTTGTTTCTTTAGGTATACGGTATTGTCTCCGTCTGTAACATAGTGCCGAACGCCCTGCTCGTATACCCGTGTGTGAAATCCAAACGGAACAGAGTAGTCACCACACACTTTCAAAAAATCATCCCACGAGTACTCGCGCCCGTTGAGAACCACCTTTGAGTTTCCATAATGTATAAGGGATATAGCCATAAATTATGGAATGGCTTCTACTTTTTCTTGTTCTACACCAGTGTTCCAGTAGTTTTCTGGAGAACGATTGGTTTTTGTGGTTAGTGATGTTACAGGAATGTAGACCACTGAATTTCCACTTGCTGCTAACTTGGAAACAATTTTGGGTTGTGTGATACCTTGGAAAAGTTTCAAATCTGTATAGGATGTTTTGGAGTCTATGGCATTATTGGCAAATGTTCTTGCAGTATTTGCTTCACCAAAATACGCCAACACATCTTTATACAAATTGCAAGCAGCAGCAGTTACAAACGAATAATAGTTTCCTTGTGCGTTTGGTATGCCAACCTCAGCAGTTAATCCACCCACAATAATAGCATCGTAGACATTTTTCAAATAATTCAAGTTGCTTTCTATTCCGTAGTATGTCCACGATGTTGGGAAAGTGGAACCAGAATATAGGTTTGTAAAATCTCCACTTGCTCCGCTTGCACCAGCCATTGCAGTAATTCCGAGATAGTAACGGAAACTGTAATCAATAAGGTCTTTTCTGTACTCCTTTGCACCAGTTAGACCAGAAGTCAAATCGGTTACTGCTGTTGGAATGAAACACGACTTGGTATCGTATCCGAAAATATAACCGTATGATGTTCCTGGAACAGCATGACCTCCACACACACCCACTATGGGGGTTGTCCATGTTCGTGAAGCCGTGGAGCCAATATTTCCGTATATGAACAAATCGCCGTTATAAAACGCCACATTACTCATTATTTTGTTTGTGGTATCGCAGGGGAATAAAGATGTGCCTTCTGGGCCATCCATTCCCAAATGGTATACAGTGTAAAATCCTGCTTCTTGCTTTGTAGTTATGGTTGGTCCTGTTGCTCCTCCCGAAAATCCACGAACAGGATCAAGACGGCCTCCGTTGGTTGAACCAATACTAACCATTATGTCATCAAGCCAACCCTTGAGTGGTCTGTAGCCTTGAGGACCACAACCAACATAGAAACTTGACGGGGTGTTTCTAATGTTTCCAGCAATGGTAGCAATTTTTTCTTGCCGCTCTCCGTTCCAATACGAGCAGACGGATGCACTGCTTCCAGCATTGATCCACGATACGGCAAAATGATGCCATTGACCAAGTGTTACTCCACTTGCGGGAGACACATTCATAGAATAACTGAATCCGCTATTGCTGTGAGACGAATGGCTAAAGTGGAATTTTAATCGCTTGGCACTAATATCAGAATCGTATTCAAGCGAGAAAGAATCATTTGTTGTGCCAATTCCAATACCAGCAGAAGCACACACTCCACGGAACGCAATTATAGGGTCGTAAGTGGTTGAAGGATTGGATTCCAACAGAATAAAACCAGAAATCAAGAAACAGGTTCCTGTTGTTCCCGCACTGCTAAATCCTGGAAGACTTAATCCCGCTGTGGGGGTGTCCAAATCCAAATAAGAACCCATGAACTGTGCTGCGTTGTTGCCAAGGAAACCGCTTACACCAGTTATTCCAATAATTGGATTGTATTCTGTGGCAGTAATGCCACTTGGAGCATAAAAATTGATTACTTCTGGTCTAATGTTAGACTGATACACCAACTCGTTTGTGGCAAATCCTTTGTATAGTGTTCCAGAAATCTGCTGATCGGCTATGGGAACAATATTGGATCTGGTTTGTAGAGTCAGTGATCTGCTTTTTGGTGTTTCAAAATCGTTTTGCAACTCTATAGAATTTGTTGCGCCAATGGTTGTAAAAGTAGACGCATATATGTCCTCTCTTGCACTATCAACAATAATTGGCAAAAAGCCAGCACCGTAATTAGATGGAATAAAAGACTCTTCTGATTGCGAAATAGAAGAAGAGATTAGAGCGGAAGAAGGGGGAACTACTTCTCCACTAGAGTTTATTACTATTACCTTTTTGCTCATATTATCCTCCTCCACTAGAGTAGTAAGCGTTCAGTACTGTTTGAGTTCCTCTATAAAGTGCTGGACCAGAATACCCTGGAGGATTTGCAGTAAAAGCAGAAGCAATTTGATTTGCACTAGGTATCAAATTTTGGTCAATACTTCCAGCACCACCAAAATTTACAGGAGATTTATACAGCAGATTATTGGAAGTGCTTGGAGTTCCAGATCCTCCAACCCATCCAGTTGCACCCTTTATCCACCACATGGTCATGCCTCGTGGAATATTGTACATTAGTTGGGTTCCGTTTCCAGAAGTGGGCAATCCAAATGTGCCTCGTGTCATGGTGTTTATAAAGAGATTGGATTGCCCTTGACTTGTGTTCCATATGTGCCAAAGAGCACCGCAACCACTTGCTAGAGAATTATACCCAAAGTAGTATTTGATTGCAGTTGTATCGCTACTTTCAGCGTAATATCCACCATCAAATGCCGCAATTACTGATATGTAAGTGCCAGCAGTCCAATCAGATTGAGTATTATGATCTAGAAGGAATGGGATTGAAATATTTGCTGTGTTTATTCCCAACTCTGTGGTGCCACCTTTATTATAGAATCCCATGTTCTGCCCTGCTTCGTTCACATGGGCACGCCTAGAATACGGAAGACCAATTACTACAGGATCGTGATAATCCGAATTGTAACCAAGAGACAGATAGGCTCCGTGACGAGAATAGATTCCGTATCCGTAGTCGTTTCCTAACTCCCATCCACCGTAACCAAACCCAAACGGATGCTTTATATGTACTCCTCCCAAAGCAAGTATAGCGGGTTTTTGCTGAACAAGTACACCAGAGTGGGTAAAGTCTCGTATACTGATTGCTCCTCTTGCGCTTTTAACAACAGAATCACCACCACTAGATACAATTTGACTATAGCACCTACCACGAAAAATAGCATTTCCAGCAATGTAAAATTTTCCGCCGAGAGAGGTAAGGATAGAATGTCCATTATTCGCGCCAAATCCATACAACCTCACATAGTCTTTGGATCTCTCACCAACTCCATTTGCACTACTATTGGTAAGAGTCAATCCAAATTCAGTTCCCTTGTTTGTTCCGAGTGCTGTGGTGCTGCATGATAGAGTGGTTCCACCACTACAACCCAAAACTATTCCACCATTACCCAATCCAAGATACTCTAGAGTTGTTCCTTCTGTATTATTAGAATACGCAAAAAATTCAAGAGTATTTCCAGCAGAAGCATTTAACCATGATCTTACCGCTTCAATGGTATCAAATGCAGGAGTATTAAGTTTCTGACAGTGGAATATGACACTTTGATTTTTTACAGGTCTTTCATTTACAACGGTTCCCGCTCCGTTTCTCCATGTTCCAAGAGTCCATCCAGTGGAAGCGGCTTTCTGATCCACAGTAGTTTCTATTATATTAAACGCTCGCAGAACAGCCGTTCGTGTACCGCCTTGGTTTTTATAACCAACAACACTCTTGTATCTGTCCCCGCGAGTGTTTGCAAAAATTTCAGGAACATAAAAAGCAGCAGTTAGTCCATTTGAAAGAGTAGATCCCGAAAACTGCGGTATGTCCAACCGTAATTGGGTATATCCTGGAGTATACGAATTGTAAGAAATGTCTAATGGACCCATATACATTTTGGCGTTGTTAAAAGAAAACAACATATTTGTTGCGGGTGTAATTGATTGCATCAGGACGGCTTGATTGCAATACGAATCACTTAGTTTGCTACTGGTTCTGAAACCATTGGTAAAATCTACAACTCCATTTGGACCGTCTACATGTATTCCAGCCGAGTGGCTGCTAACAAATATTGGAGTATTCATTAAAAGCCCAAGTTTAGGGTAATAGAAAGTGCTTCCAACATTATGAACTCCAGGGCTATACTCCATATAATTGGAAGCATCAAAACCCATGTCACTGAGCAGCGTTCCGTTGTTTACATAAACGCACACAGGACTGTTCACAGACAATCCGTATCCAAGGAAACCAAGGTTACGAATTGATGTGCTGCCTCCGTCCTGAACAATCATTCCAGGATTTGAAGCGTAACGAGTAACACTTGCACTAACAGCGTTTAGTTGGTGATCCCATCCACTACAAACCGATTTTGCACCGTAACTAGCACCTTCAACATGTCCATTCACAAACATGAGATTTCTGATGGATTTAATAGTTCCGCCCTCAATCACTAGAGGAATGGGTTGAGCATTTGTTCCATTGTTGAATGTGATTGATCCGCTGCTATAAGTTTTGATAACAACTGGGAAATTTGTCAACAGGTGTGCGTCATCACTAACATGAACCTCACCAGCGTTTCGTGCGGGATATCCAACAGAAACTCCTGAAGCAATTCCAAACTGAACTCCACCAACCGAAGAAGATGAATACGGATCAATAGTCGCCAAACTTGAACTTACGCCAAAAGTTGGACCATAGAAACCGTTTGGTTGAGAGTACTGTGGCTCTGGATAGCACGGATTGTTTCCTAAAGTTCCGTATCCAGTAAGACCGTTTCCAAGTCCTCCTGGGAGTTTTCCGTTTACGGTGGTGTTTGGATAGGTGTTGATTCGACCGTCCAGATTGATCCATTTAAACTGAAGTGCCAAATCAAAAGCACTAGAAGACGCACCTTCAATTCGTGCTAATCCTAAAATGGCTTGAGAGTCTTCATACGACAAACCGTGGTTATACACATGTCTGCCAAAGTTGTGGCCGTGTGTGTTTGTGTATTTTGCAGAAGCAACTCCATTCAAAGCATCGTTATAACCAATAATAGTAGACGAGTGTAGGAACGCATTAGACACGGACACATATCCAAACTCGTCTTCTGCACTGAATCCGTGGGCGGTATTTCCGTTTCCTAATGGGTAGTTAGCAGCAGTATCTCCACCCGCATGAACAGCATACCATGTGTTTACTGTGCCAGTGTGACCGAAATACGCAACCCGCGACAAGTCCCAAGAGTAGTCTTTTACGCGATAGATGTACCGCTGCTTGATGGCATTCAAGTCACCTTGAATAACAATATTTCCGCCCTGTGGGTGGTACAGGTTGTCAGGGAAAGGATTGCTGCCTGTGTTACCTGTATCGTATGTGTATCCGTAAATTCCTTTTTGGAACTGAATGTATAGAGTAGCGTTGCCTGTGATTGTATACTTTTGTGCCTCTGTCCACGCACGACGGAGTGTTGCAAAGGGCTTGGCTAGAGTGCCGTCACCACTATCGTCGCTTCCCCATGTGAGTCCTGTCCATGTGCCAGCAGATCCAGTCTTGCCCAAACCGTTGTTGGGTGGAGACAGGTAGATGGTGGTGTCTTCTGCAATAAACTTGAGGTTTAGCAGGGCGTTGTTGGCTGCCGATGGTAGTGGGGAAAAGTCTGGCATATGTGTTTATTTATGGGTGTTTTTTGTTCTGCCTGTTAGTACTAGTGATGATCCCATGTGTG